TACTTCTTCTAATGAGCCTTCCGCCACACCTTGTTCGTTAGTAGTGCTATGTGACTGCATAAGCTCACCGGAACGCTTAACATAGTTGTTATATAATTGTGCTAGTTTTTCTACGGGAATAGTTTTTCCAGTGCGAGCGTTAATATCTCTGGCCCAGCCTTGAATAAACTGCTCATCCGATGTGCCCATTGGCCAGCTTGCTACATTATCATTGAATGTTTGTTTAATAACATCCATGATGCCTTCCGCCACACCTTGGTCTTCAAGTTGAGGTCTTTCGCTATAGCCATTGTTGAAATCTTGATCTTCGACTGCTCGTTTATACCATTCCTTAAAGTCTCGTGCTAATTCTTTAGCTGACCACGCATTAGTTTGCCAGCTTAAATTGTCCGCCATACTAACTTCAAATCCTTTTCCGCTTGGTTGAAACTTTCCAATATGAACAGTGTGACCCAGTTGTTTATTAACCAACTTTGCCACTACACGACCTTGTGGATTTAGCGTTACTCTATATCCCAGTTTTTCGGCAAACTGGATTGTTGGTTGTAAGAACTGAATTTTGGGATCAACCCCACCGGCTTGGATGGGAACAGCTTCCGCCACACCTTGCTTCATACAATGTTTTAATTCTGCTACTGCTTCTTCGTATGAATCATACCCAGACAAATCTTTACCACTAGCATAATGCTTCATGTAATACTGACCAACACCTGGGCTCGATTCACGGTCAATACCGACTTCGCCCACTGGCTTGCCATTCTTCTTAAACACTTTGCGTTGTTGGTCTGCATGACCTTCCGCCACACCTTCGGTCTTTTCATAATCTTCTGGTTCAGCGGGTGGTTCGCCATGTATGGCAGTATCTGTGTCCACGTCAACCACTTCAAGTCCCTGTTTGGCAAAATGATCCTGGATACGTTTGATTTCGTAATCAAATTCATCGCTGCCTACTGGTACACGACGCTGGGTTCCGTCGGCAAAATGCACAGTCCACACATGATGCTGGTGGTCACTCATGCTTTCATCGATGTCGCCGCCATCGCTATCACCGCCTAGATCGGCTGGAGTAGCCGCCGCTGGGTGCATGGTAGCATCTGTGTCGACATTGAGTTTTTCCAAGGCCTCTCGCACATCTGGATCATCGCTGAGTTCCTGCATGCGGTCCAGAACCAACTGGCGGCAATCGCTGTCAGGGTGCTGATCGGCCAACTCACTCAGTCGATCAAACAACTGATCATCGCCCAGGATGTCATACAGTTGCTCAGTGGCATCTGTAGCATCGGCACCAACCGGTTGTTCCTGGCTCATAAAATCTATCAGCTGTTGCTGTTTTTCTGGAGTGTCCGGCAGGCTCCAGGTTCCTTCTACCAGGCGGTTGGCCCAGGCTTCAAATATCGTGGCTTCTTTCATAGCTTGTCCTTGTTGTTGTATCTTTGCCAGTAACGGCAGTGCTTGTTCAATCCTGGTGTCCAGAGTCTGTTTTACAAACAGTTGCTTGAGACTTTCCACTACCACATCTTGCTCAGTGATGCTGGCCGGATTCCATGATTCAAAATAGTCTGCGTATCCGCGTCCGGTAGCCAGACGTTTGAGATTGGTTTTGAGACTGTGTTTGTACCCGTGAGCTTCGGTCACCAGTTGCGCAGTATCGCCTTCCATCAAGGCATCGCCGGCCACGCTGCGTTCAAATCTGCTCAAAATATTGATCTCTTGGATCATGTTGGCTATGTGTTGACCTCTTGTATCGTAGGGTCTGCCACCCTGGCGCACATGTTCCAGCATGGCCTTGCCACCGCCTAGATTCACAAATGGCAATTTGTAACGTTCACCTTCTGCTGTTTCAATGAACAGGCTCTCCACATATCTGTGTCTGGCTTCGTCGGGTCCAAGGTCTCTTTTGTGACGTATCATGAGTCTGGCTTCGGTGGCCACACCGTTCCAGCTCATGTTCTTGCGACCTTGCCAGCTTTCAAAAAGTCCTTCCCGGATGGCAGCTTGCCCTTGCAGGCTGTGTCTCAGTTGATTGATGTTGAGCGGTCTGAATCCGTTGAAATTGGTACGTGTGGCAAAATGTCTCAGCTGTTCCATGAATGCAAACCACTCGTTTTTGTCTTCGCGATCTTCCATGGTCTTGCCCAGGTTGTCGCCAAAGTACAGTTCAAGATCATGATCGTCGGTCAACAAGATCACAGCAGTACCGTAGTTTTTGCCGCGACTGGAGCTCCAGTCAAACACAAACATGTTGGCTTCGCCCACATTCTGTGCACCTGTTTTGGGATCTACGGGTACCTTGCCAGTGGCGCTGTCCAGGGCCTGGAAGTTGTCATAGTCCCGGGTGGCCAGCAAATCGTAGAGTTTTTTTCCAATAGTTTCTTTTGCCATGATTTATTATTTATCGTAATGTGGCCACAAATGGCATTGGTGGAATCACCATATCTCCGTGATCTCTCATTTGCGTATCCATTTCTGTGTGGTAATTTTGTAAAAGTTGCATCATACAAACTGCCAAAATGGTCGCCATTACTAAATCATCGTTTTCTCCGGGCTTGGCTGCATAGGATACACCATGTGCTACAAAAGTTTTTAATTCGCCAATGAGTGCCGACGATCGTATTTTCATTCTATTGGTTTCAATAAGAGTTTTTAATTTAGAGCAGGCTGTAATTTTGCTTTTAGGAGTTGTGTTAAATCCTTTGCGATATCGTCTTCCGTTATTTTTTCCGCTTTCGCTGAGAAAATACCCTTGTATGTTTTCTTCCCCGTATTGTGCAATAGAGATAAGAGCTGCTTCACCAATGGTATTATTTTCTACACTATAGTAAATATTTTCTGGAGCCTTTACAAAAGAGTTGATATAACTGCATATATCTGCTAAGATTTTAACCTGTTCCGGAATTGTGGTTCTGTTATGTTTCCATTCACCAATTTGTTCTGTGGTGTTAGCCTCAAATACCTGTATGGCAGCATTGTCGCCGCCAGTTCCTAGACTTGGATCCAGTGCCACCACATATATTCTTCCGGCCTTTGGAGTTTGAAACCACCGAACTTGACCTGTTCTATTCACTGGCTCAATTCCCACTAGTTCTATCAATTTGGCCGGGGCAATCAAAGATTCATCAGCCAAAATAAATTCGCAACCCATTTCGCGCCGGAAACGATCGTCTCCCAGCTGGGCTCGCTGTTCTGAGGCCCAACGTTCATCTCTATCTGGATGTTCGTTCCAGTAGCTTCTATAAGCTCTAAATCCATTGATGCCGATCTCGGTAGGATTGCCGTAGCTGTCTTCACATCGATTGGCTCCTTTCCAGATCAAGGCAAATTGATCTTCGTCTGAGTTGGGGGTGCTGGTAATGATGGCTTTACCACCAGTGGCCAAGGTAGGGCTGATCGAAGTCCAGAACTCGCGTGCTATGGTGGGACGCACGAATGCAAACTCGTCACAGTACAGGAGTGTGATACTCATACCACGACCGGTATTTTCTGTTGTAGTGGTCGATACTATCCTTGACCCGTTTTCAAAGTCCAGGTTGCCCTTGTTGTAGCTGGTCACACCGGCACGGATATGATCCGGACACAGCTCATAGGCATAACGTATTCTCTGCATGATCTCTTGGCTACCAACGTATTTGTGTGCAGCAATCAAGATGGTGCTGTCTGGGCGAAACATGGCCATCCATAGCAAATAACCGGCAGCACTGGTACTTTTACCAGTCTGTCTAGGCATCATGCTGATGCTGTATCTGTAGTTGTGATAGGTGTCAATCAGGCGTTTTTGATAGTCGAACGCCCGATACAGCATCTTGCCCTTGGTTGGATGCTGGATATGGAAAAAATTATCCATGAAGTAGTGCGGACCTGTGACTGGATCCATACAGGCCACAAATTCTGACAGCTGGATTTCGGTGTAGGTCTGGCGCCGATGTGGCGCCTTGACTAGATTGGCTTCGTCGGCCATGGTGTTAAATCACTGTAGTTGATGTTTCGCATACAGTAATTATGTTGATGCCAATCACTTGCCCAAATTAAATTGCATGCCAGTGGCCTGCTCGATCGCAGTCATGGTAGTCTGGTATTTTGGCAAGTCGGCCACAGGCAGTGCTGTGTTGGGCATCATGTAGGCCATTACCTGACCAGATTTTTTATCAACGATGATCTTGTACAAGGCATCAGGAACACCCACACCGTTGCCAATGACCTTGTGACCCGGATTGTAGATGCCACCGGATATGATGTAGAAGTCACCACCTTTGAGTGCCCAATCACGTTCCCAGGTTTCCAGCTGTTTCCAGATACCACGATTGTTGTTGGCCACTTGCGGAACCATGTTTGACAAGAAAAAACTTTCACTCATGACAGCGTCATTTACAGTGTTGTTGCCAGCTGGTGCCATGTGTCCTCGATCATAGATATTGCCGGCAGTGGCATAGTCGGCCAATTGTGCTTGGCACGTGGCTGTCACAGCTGGATCGGGTCTGAAATTGTCTTTGCGTTTGGCTGGGCCGGTAATGACTGCCGGTGTAAGGTGTTCAAATACTGCAACCGGTGCTTTGACATCACAACGATGTATCACAGCATAGTTGGTCTTGCACAATTCCTGATCACCCGGATGTGCTTGATATTTGGGGGTACCGTTCACGGTAAACTGTGGACATTGTGTGGCGATTTGTGCCTGTGCCGAGATGGACATCAATGCCAATACGGCTGTAAATAAAAACTTTTTCATGTGATACTCCTTGGTTGATTGTGTGATATTCATGGATCAATAACCGCCAAATCCTTTGACCGGGCTGATTTTATGGGTGTCATCGGACTCGTGCGATGCCTGATCACTGACGGTACTGACCTTGATCCCCAATGCCTTGGCGGTGGCCTTGATGATGTCTCCATCTTCTTTGCTGTAGGTCACTGTGTTGAGTTTTTGCCCGATAGGACCGTCTAGTTCTAGTTTGAAGCCGTTACCTTTACCGTCGAGAGCACCAGTGGCCACGATAAAACGCCACATGTGATAGGGATTGCTGTTGTCCAGATTGGGCAACTTTTGCATACCGGGTATAGCACTTAGCTGATCTTTGCGAAAGCGATTGTCTTCGATTATAAACTCGCGGGCTCGCATGATCAGTGTCCTGCGGTAGCTGATGTTGCTGTACCTGTTTCTCTGGCAGTAAATCCCGAACCAGTGATAGTGAGATAGTTGCCGGAACCCACATACACTGTCTGTTTGCTGTTGGCTGCCACCTGTACAGCTGAACTATACAAGTTGCCAGGAGCTCCCATGGTCAGCGTGTATGGGCCTGTGCTGTCGCTGGTAGCGTTGGCACTCATGGTAAGACTTTGTCCGTTGACCACACTGACCACGGTAGTGGTATTGGCCACACCGGTTCCGGTAACAAAGGTAGCATTGACCATGCCGGCTGCAGCTTGACCGGTCAACATGACATTGCTTCCATTGGTCACAGAACCAGTTAATCCCACACGCTTGTTGCCGGCTTGTACCACATATACATTGTAACTGACCGCTGTTTCGGTCACTATTTCACATTTGTCTGTGTACCAGACAGCATTTGCCACTGAGGTGTAAACGTTTGCTTGACTCATTTTGTTTTCCTTTTAATTACCATGCACGACACGACCAATAACGGGCTTTTAGGCGTGATCCAGGGTTTTCACAGTGATGTCTTGCTCTAAAACTTTTTCTATGTGCAGGACTGCTTTTTTTGATTCGCATGTTGGGATCACCAAAGTTTACTTTTTTGATGTTGCCGGTTGAGGGATCTCTCACATACACTTTGGATTTTTTTACATCGCCCTTCATGGGCTTGCCAAGCGGTACTTCGCGGCCGTGATATTTGGCCTCGTCCATTTCGTCTTCCTCTTCACCAACCAAGGTACCGTAGCCCATGGTTTCAAGAACGATTTCTTCATCGGTTTCATGATCGCTCAACATGCCACGCGATTCTAGCATTGTGACAATTTCTGTCGTGGCTGCCAACAATACATCACCCGATTCTGATTCTAACACATAGGATTCTACCAGACTGCCATCAGCCAATTCTATTCCAAAGTCGTCACCAGCTGCTGGTGTCAGCATCCAAGATTCTGATTCAGCAAGATAGTCTCGTAGATTTTTCATTGGCCTTTGTAATTCTTCCATGTTTTAAAAAGAGTGCGCTCAAGTTCGACATTTTCATCCATGCTGGTCTGACGCTGTCTGTTGCGGTTAAGAACTGGTATAGTGGTCTGACCACTGCTCTTGGCACCGTTTAGGCCACCTGAGTGATTTCGCATGTGTGGATCATGTCCGTCCATGGTCTCGGTGTTGGTTGGCCAATCGGGTTGATTTTCGTCTACCTGCTCGGCACAGCCGCATGGTGCACTTCCGCAAGTTGCACAGGCCGCTTCAGGTTCATGATGCATGCCGGCCAGTTTTAACAACTGGGCCAACTTGTCAGCTTCCTCACCGTCAGCACTGACTGTGATGTTGTTAAGCATCTGTCCACTTTCGTCTTGTCCCATGTTTACGCTGACGTTCATGCCTTCTGCCAGCATGTTGCTCAACTTGTTTTCGTAACTTTCAGCGATGGCACCTTCGTACACACCCTTGCCAAATGCCATACCCTTGCTGGCTTTGGGAGCTGCTGTAGCCGTGGCCACACTGCCCGAGGTAGTGGTTTCGTCAACTTCTTTTTTCTTGCCCTTGACCTGTTTGGCTGCCTGTTTCATTGGCTCAGTCTTGTTGCCATCGTTGTCTAGATCTAAAAAGTCTGGTTTGCCGTTTTCTTTGACTTTTTTTGGAAGGCCTTTTTCTTTGGTGCTTGCAAACTTGTGTAGTTCTCCGGCTGGCATCTGGGCCATGGCTTTTGATGCTCCGCGCAATTCTTTTTTAGGTATCTCGCCTTTTTGTGCGGCATGTGCTATGCCAGCAGCCCTACGTTGCTTGACACTGACTGCTTTTTCGGCAATACGGATTCCTTCTTGGCCGGTTTCGTGTTCGGCGCCACGTTCGTGTTGTGACAACATATAATCCGAGATACTGGTCATCATGCCTTTGATCTGGCCCACTTTTTCAATGATCCAGGTTGGTAGATTTTCACTGTCTCTCAAGTGCTTTTCTAGTTCTTGGGCATGACGGATCACGGTGTGCATGTCACCTTTGACTTCGTCGCCTTCTTGGTCGTATTCGCCTTGACTGGTAATAGGAATTTCCATTTCTTTAACTGGGCGACCTTGTTTGTATTTGTAGCTTTTGGCTGTCACACGCTCAGGACCTTTGGCAGGACCTTTTGGACGGCCTTTTTTCTTAGGTTGATCGCTCTTGACTTCTTCTTCGTCATCTTCTCGGTGACGGCGAGTGTACACGGTACCGGTACTGACTTTTTTCTTGTCAAAGTTGCCAGTGCCTTCTCGGTCGGTTTTGCTTTTTTTCATGTGCTCAGGATCAAACGCTGTACCTTTGCTGCGTGATTCTTTTTCTTCGTCCATGGGTTCTTCTTTGCCCGTGACGAATGCCTTGATGCCTTTGGCAACATTCTTGAGCGGATGCTCTCGGCTGTGTGACTTGACATTTTGCATACCAGCAACTTGATTGAGTTCGCCTCGGCCCACTTTGTGACGAGGTTGTTTCATCTGGTGTTCAATGTCGGGCTCGTTAACTGCACCTTCCTCCATGCCAGTCGGATCAGCTTCGACCACTTTGTATTTTTTTCCATCGACTTCAAATTCGCTTTTATGATCTTTTTTGGCATTGGCCACTGCACCACTAAATGCATTGCCTTCTTCCATGTCAGCTTCGTCCATCTTGTCATAGCGATCGCGGATCTTGTCCATTTTGGCCTTGCCTGCATGTTCACGACCGGCCTTTTGCAGGGCCTGCATGCCCTCGGGGCCATATTTCTTTTTACCAAGATAACCTTGTAAGGCACTTTCTTCCATGCCGGCTTCTTCCAGCTGGCCGGCTTTTTTCATCTTTTGGAATTGAGCACCAGCCACACGTTCGCCGGCCGCTTTGCTACCATATTCTTTGCCGGCTTTCTTGGCCAAAGCCTTGAAACCGGTGGTGGCATTGTTGTGTTTGCCCATGTCGCGTTCGTTCACAGCGCCTTCGGTCAGATCCTGTTGTTTGGCCAGATCAGCCATCTTTTTGTTTAGATTGTAGAAAAAATTATCCATGTTTATCCTCTTGGTTTACTGCCGGTGGGCGGTTTTGGTGGCAACTTGATCGTGGTCATTGGACTCTTGTTGCCCATGGGCAGATCATTGGTTGTCTTGGCGGCTGGTGTTGGTCCACCGGCCACGGTGTATTCGCTTCTGTACGCATTTTTTAACACAGCATGATTGTTGTATTCGGTACTGTAGTCTTTGTACAAGGCCTTTTGCTGTTTGTCGGGTGCAGGAAAATCTGTATCTGCGAGAAGATCCTGGTTTTGCTCTTGGATCTTGCGAGTTTCCTCATCCATGCTGTCCTCGTAGGGTGTGGTCAACATTCTGATTCTGTTGGGATCAAACATCAACAGTTGCGCAATCTGTTTGATCTGCGGCTCTACGGCCGGATACCGGAACTCCACATCCATGTGTGTGACTCGATCGTTTTCAATTTCTGGAAAGTCGTTCAGGCGTGCCTGTACCGGTGTGGTTTTGGCTGTTGACATTTTTACAACGTCGAACTGCTTGAGTTTTTCACCCAGGTCCTTGACGAATCCGGTTGGTACATCGCCGGCTATCTTGATTCGATAGTTATAGGTTCGTTCGGACTCGGCCAGATAATCGTGGAATTTTTTCATAATTTTTCCTTATATGATATTTATCAAGATTGATTTTTTTGATCTCGAGTGGCAATCAAGCGTTCCAGCAGATCATTGCGACTCATCAAATGTCCTTCGGCTGTGGGTATATCGTCGGTCTCGGGAGCATCTCTATCCAGTTTGAGTTTCTTCAACTGTAGATCAATCATCTTTAATCGTTTGTTCAGCTTGGTAGTTTTGGCGGTGAGTGCGTGCCCCAGCATGGTACCAGCCACAGCAAACAGTTCGGCTGCGAATCTGGATTCTATGTTCATGCCCAGATCACTGAGATCCTGGTAGCTTTGTTTGGCCAAGTCGGCCAATTCATCCAGTTCTCGATCCAAGGTATCAAGATCTTGTATGCCCGGCAAGGCCGCATCAATTTTGTCTATGTTGGTGTCAATGGCCACAATAGTTTCACGAGTTTGTTCCACAGTGAGTATTGGTTCATCAGTTTCCGAGACAGGGTCGAGTCGATCGAACTGAAATAATTCTTCTAATTTCTTTGTCATACCCTATTTACCGCGGCCGGGCTTGCCTTGTCTAAAGATATCTGTTTCGGTAATGACTCTGAATGTGAGTCCGTTGCGCTTGCACCAGGTTGAAGCTGCAGCCCATTTGCAATGATTGATTGCCACTTGGGCACGATCTCGCTGACTTTGGTTTTCCAACAAACGACTTTGGCTGGTAGGTTTGATTTCAATCAGTTCAGCACGGGTGGTATTGTTGGGTCCACGATAGGTCACAATAAAATCCGGAACATAGGTGGTCATTTTGCCTGTAAGCGGATGTTGGTAGGGTATGCGAACTGGTTCGCTGGCCCATTGCAATATATTGTTGTTGTTGTCGCAGAAATTCATGAAAGCCCATTCCCAGCTACTTCTCCAAGTTGGCTCTCCTTTTCCTACATATTTTTGAGAATTTGTAACTACAAATTTTCCTCTAGAGAAATTGGGCATAGTACATTTCCTATAATATATCAATACGTAATGAACATTTTCTACTTTTCTGACTAAGTCAGCTACGGATGTTGTGTGCCACGTAAAAATTGGGCTGTGTGTTGACATTGATCCCCAACAGAGTGCTAGTGCTGCGAGTGGCGTTGAGAAAGTAGGACAGACTCAGCGTCAGATCTGGTCCGGTCTGGCCGCGTATTTCTTGCAATAAGGTCATGACTGGTGTACCACTGAGTTCTGCTGTTCTAAACAGACTCACAGTAAAGTTTCCTGCAGCTTCACCGGTGCCAAACTGACTGACAAAATAACTATTGACTGCATCGTATTCGTCAACAGAGACTGAACTTTGGTAAGCATAAAATTGATCAAAGATTTGTACTGTGGCATCTTTGTTGGGATTGGCGTAGTTTACAGAACCCATGATTTATAATCCCAGTTGTGATTGTATAGTGGCGCCCGAAGTATTTACTCTAGGAGCATTTGGAAACAGTTGACCGTTACCAGCATTGATGGCCTGTCGCATGCTGCCGGCCAAACCCTGTTGTATCACACTGGTAGCTACTCCCTGCACTTCTGCACCAGCTATCTGTCCTAGGTTGACATTTTTAAACGTGTTGTAGGCCGTGCCGGCTGTTTGTACAGCACCAATAATATTTTGTAATCCACCCTGTCCCGATGCCAGGGCTTCAAGATCCTGGGTTACCCCCGATACTGCATCAATGATACCGCCTTGTCCAAACACTGTGGCAGTACCACCTGGTCTTGACAGCTTGCTCTTGGTTGTATCGTAGTGGGCTGGATCAGCAAATCCTGGCACACTGGTGCTGGGTTGTGCGCCGCCGATGGCTCCGCTGTTGTACTTGACTGATTCGTAACTGATAGTCAGGGTATGACTCATGGTGCCAGCACCTTGGCTATAATCATACTGATCACTTTTCCAGTTGGTGATGACAGGATTGATCAAGATATAGCTGGCAAATCGTTTTTGTGCCAGACCGTATATGGTGATATCGTTGAAAAATCTAGGCTTTCCGTTGTTGTTTCCTGAGGCATTGCCTGCGCTGCTGTCAGTATAGCTTTCGCCTATAAATCCCCAATCGGTATTTTGTCTATTGGTATAAGTGTCGGAGGTATTGTACCCAAATCCATTTTGCAAGGTTTGAGACCGGCCTAGACTGCCACTGGTGTTGGGCACGTTGTTGTAACCGTAGGTGGGATCTTTGTAGTAGTAGGTGTAGTAGTTGTACCAGAGATTCCTGATAAGATCGCTTTGATCATCATGCAAAGTGATAGTGACCGGTTGATAGTTGATCTTGGTCTGTACTATTCTTTTGCGATTGTATTGATTCAGGGTTTCGGCTGAAATTTCAAAGCTGGGTAAATCGGCTGTCTTGACCATGAGCCCCACACTGGCTATGTCATTGTTTGCAAAAGCCGTGCGCAGGGCCGGAATTTCGCCCGAGTTGATATTGAAAAAGCAGTGGAATAGATACTTGGTTCTTGGAGTCAGTTCATAGTTGTTGCTTCTAAAAGTTCTAGAAGCATGACTATAATCTTTTAATTGATCGGTACCAAAGAATCCTTGTAAGATGTTCTCGCCAAACGAGCTAAGGTTCATGGCGGTCTATCAGTTATTGTGCAGTACCAACACCAGTGACCACATCACCCAATGTACGACCAATTGCTTGTCCTACACCAGGACCTGTTCCGCCAACACCTTGTACAGCATTGTCGAAGCGGATGGTCAATGCAATCTGCATGGGTTCATTGGTACCGTAGTTGCTGTCACCGTAGTTGACACCTTGCAAATAACAACCCAATATGGTCCAGGTCTCTAACGCGATTGGAGCATTGGTACCATTTCCGCCATCCAGCACTTCAAACACTGTGGTAAACTTGTAGTCAATACCCGAACTGGCACTACTCATTTCAGCAAAATCCAACTGTTTCTGTAGTTGTTCGCCAACCAGTTGAGTCACATTACCAGCAGCATCATCACGTATGTTGCAAGTGATGTCCTGCCAGCTGTATTTGCCAGCCAACTTGATAGTACTGTTGTAGATAGGAAGATCGATATTTTCAAAAGTCACGTTGGGACGAGTGAAATCCACCACCTGTTTGGTCAGCTCTGTTACCGGGCTTGATACTCCAAAATTCTGGAAGCTGACTCTGAAGCGATACTTCAGTTTGGGCATCAACAGGCCTTGCGATGGACTGCTCTGATCGCTGGCCAGTGGTACGGTCATTTTGGTTAATGATGATGTAGCCATTTTTCTCTATCTCCTAATGTACTTTTATTTATGGTATCTGTGCGTGCCAATATTATGCTACAGTTTGGGCTGCAATGGTACCGGTGTTCTGTATACGTACTGGTATGTATATGAACTCAACAGCCTTGACTGGCTCGATCGCGATATCAACCCATAATTCATTGGCATCAATGCGAGCCGGTGTGTTGTTGGTAAGATCGCACACAACCAGGTAGTCATAGATTCCACGTTTGGCCACCAAGTCAATCATGAGATTGGTTATGCTGTTGGTGATCTGTTGGCGTGTGATGGTATCGTTGGGCTCGAACAAGTAGGTCTTGCCAATGGCACTCAATCTGGCTCTCAAGAACGCCACCAAGCGTGCCACGTTGATACGATCAAGAGCAGTGGCAGTTCCTTGCAGGGTATGATTACCAAAGTTGGTTATGCCCACACCCGGAATAAACGTGATTGGGTTGATGTTGTACTGATACAGCACATCACGTAGACTTTGTGTGACTCCTAGTGGTACAAATGCACCTGTTTGGCCGTTCACATAACCAATCTGGACAGCATTGTCAACCACACCACGTCTGGTTCCGGATGGAGCCAACCATGGATAAGACACTTCGTCACTGCGTATAATGGTACGCAACATCATGTGACTTGGGCATGTCACCACCAAGTTTCCACTGAGGTCAGTTGTGGTGCAGCTAGGGTAGAAAGCGCCAGCATAAGCATCTCCGGAATCAAGATTGCCGTCGGCTGTGACTAGGCCTAGACCATTGTTGTTGGTAGACCAAGTGACAATTTCGTCTGGTGTCAATCGCAATGGAGTATCAACCACAGCAAATGCAGTTTGACCTCGATCCACGTTGAGCACAGCTAGATTTGGTGCCAGCTCTGGATACTGTGGACAGGCTATGAGATTGAATTGATTCTGTTCTTCTCTGATGGTAGTGTTCGCGTCAATTCCACTACGCAGTGCGGCTACGATAATAGCACGTTGAGCCTGGCGACCCATGTACGGGCTGCCATCGGGCCTGTTGCCGCTGGTGGTTTTCCAAGTATTGGTCACTGTGATTGGTGTCCAGTACACAGTGGTTCCAGGGGTCTGATTGGTACTGGGCTTGAGTGCGATATACACAACACCGTTGTACATGACCAAATTGCCAATGCTGTAGGCTGTGGTGCTGAGCCATTGATAGGCTGGGTAAGCTGTGTTGTTGAAGTAGTTGGATTCAAAGGTCTTGACATTGAATCCTGAACGTCGAGTATTCCACAGCAAGATACCATCTGGATACAAGCTAGGACTTGGTGCATCCGGGTCAAGATAGTTGCTGGTCAACAGGCTGGTAATGGTTGGCAAGGCATCGGCCACAGGGTCTGTGGTTCCATTTGGTGCCCATCTTGCATCTTCAAACAGCACGCCATTCGATGTGGTTCTGTTGCTGTTGTCCAAGGTCACCCATTGATCTTGGCCATTGACATTTTGCCAACGATTGATCACTGGGTACAGTTCAAGGTCGCTGGTATCAATCCAGAGATCTCCGTGAACCAACGGTGACTGTGCTGTGTTGTTTTGTGTGGTAGGAGCCGTAGCTGAAATTTGCGGACCTGCGGCATTGGTCAGACTGAGATTGTAGCCACGTATGTCATTGGTCACAGTTTGATATCCTGCCCATTGACCGCTGTTCTGTATCATGATATCCACCTGGGTGGTATCGCTGTAGTACCAGTAAGTTCCGTTTAGCGGATTCTGATCTGGAGAAGTGTTGCTAGAGGTATAAGAGAAAGTAGGATAGCTGACCCAGTTGCTGAGTACCAGGGTATCAACTGTGGTCACATCTAGTGCAGTCAAGCCCACGATGTTTTCGCCCAGTGCAAAACCGGCCTCACCTACAGGATCACCTGAGATGCTGGTCAGTTGTATATCTCCACCTTGACTGTGTGTGAATACTACCTGTCCCGAACTATTAAGTGTAGCACTCACATACGGTACACCTGCAGACGATACAGCAGCAATGAAATCTGCTGGACTGGTGCCTTCGAGAGTGGCTGTGGCTGTGTTGAGAGTCGTACTACCGGCCTGTGTGGCGGAAATAGTAAATTGATTGCCTGCGGTAAACACATCGCCTGGTGCTGAATAACCAGTCACGTTTGTGGCTCCTACTGCATAGCGTTGCCAGATCATGAACGTGGCAGTTCCGTTGCCGTACGCATCAACCTGGGCATAGGTATAGCCTTGTCCAATGTTGTATCCGCCGCCCGACGGATCAAGATTGTAATTGGCTGTAGCATTGTCGGCATAAACTGGACAATTCTGTGCCACAAATGTTCCCAAAGTGGTGCTGTATTGCGTTAGCACCAGATTGGTACCAAGATTCACGTTGTTGGTCTTTTGCCATACTGATCCGGTAGGAGCAGGTGTGGCGCTGGTGCTGGTCCATCTTGGATTTTGATAACTGTTGCTGGCCAAATATTGCGGAGTCGAATATGATCCAGAAGCAATTCCCAGCGCAGACAGAGCTGTACCCGAGATACTGACACTGTCGGGCCAGGTTATTATTCCTACACTGGTAGACCTATTGGCACCAGCAAAATCAAACGTGACCGAAGTATTAGTACTGGCTGTCACATTGTAAGTGCCATTGTAGTTGGTATTGGCAGTTCCGGACACTGTGATGGTGCTGCCGACTGGATATGGAGTTGGTACATTGGCCCCATTGGTGAATACCAAGGTAGCAGTTCCAGCTGTGACATTGGCTGTGCCGCTTGACACAGTTCCTGTAAATCCTGGTGCTTGACTGTCGGCATAAAGATACATGGTTCCACCAATCACGCCCGAATACACGCCTGAAATATTAGCAGCATTGATCTGCGCAGACACATTGGCCACTGTGTTGTCTGGTGCGGATGGCACAGTGATAGTGTTGGTGTTGTTGATAACAATATTGGTATTGGCTACAAGATTGGCTGGACTCTGCGTGCCACTGATTGTGGGCCATGCGGTCTTCCAGTCATCGCTGCCGACCAAGACCCAGCTGTTGTACACCGAGCTGAGCGCACTGGAAGTGGTCTGACTGGCAGTAGGACCTCCACGCTTGTAGTATTCGGGATTCTGCAAGGATCCTGCTATGTTGGCAGTTTGTATCTCACCAGCCACCACAGTGTAATTTCCAATGCTGCCGTAGCTGGCAAGCGGAGTAGTTGTTCCGTTTACAAGATTGGCAGTGCTGGTAATCACACTAGGAATCTGATTGGTATATGCTCCGGTGGTCACGTTCCATTCAAAAATACCCCAGGAACTGTTTACAGTATCTAACCAATAGGTACCATTGGGCGGGGTACCGACCGGACGTGTTAGACTGGCTGTAAGTGCAGCCAAGTCAATGTCGACACGTTGTACATAACATTGATTGGTGATGCCCAGGGCACTATAGGCGGCTAGTAGGCCGTATTCGTTGAGTTCGTAGCCATTGATCGGAACACCAGCAGTGGTGCTGTAGAAAAACGGAGTACCAAATGTGTTTAATAAATCTCGTTGGCTGGTCATCAGATAAGTCTGGTTGGCATTGGCAGCCAACGTGCCAGCTGCTACGCCAACTCCGGCACCAGAAATCTTGTTCTGGGCTGTGGCCAGCAAAATGAACGGAACCGAATTGGTAGCGCCTGGGACATAATTGCTTTGGTCAATTATGCTAACTTGTACACCTGGTGACAGTAGAGACATATCATAATCCTTTATATTCTAGTATTGATATTTATGTAGTCTTGAGAAAAAATGCTCGGCACAGGCCCCTTTGCAAAGGTTTGGTTTAAATACAGCATGACCAGACCCGTGTGCAACACCTGTAAACAAAGATTATGTGCTGTGAATTATCACCGAGATGGATGCACGCACTATCGCAGTCGGTGCGACCCTTGTATCAAAAGGAATCTACGACCACGACCACCTGTTCCCAAATGGCAATCAGGCGGCTACACTAAAAAAACCACATGCGAATTGTGTGGGTTTAGATCCAGGTATGTGGCGCAACTGCTGGTGTATCACGTGGACGGTGACATGAACAATGTCCATGTGCGCAATCTACGCACTATCTGTCAGAACTGCGTGATACACGTGAGTCGATCTAATCTACCGTGGCGGTCTGGGGATCTTGAACCAGACCTGTGACCTGGCGATACAGATCGTCTAAGCTGGCATTGTTGGTGATAATGTGATCAAACTCTGTACCAATCCAGGCAGTTTCGCTCACATGCACGTTGAATTTGTCCAGCTTGACCTGGGCCCAGCTGTGTTCAAGTGTGGGGCTGGATTTTTGATTGACCATCTCTGCGAACCGATACCATTCTGGTTCTGGCCCACGAACTACCCGCACAATCCGGCCACCGGCCCGCTTGATGCTGAGTATCTCGTTGGGGAAACGGCAATCTGATATCACTATGCTGTCACTGCTGGTACGCAGTTTGTTTTCCAGGCTGGCGATCCAGATATCATCGTGGAAGTTTTTCCTGCATACTTCGGTTCCCCAGTATTGCAGAACCCATCTGGGCGTGATCGACATGCCCAATCGTTCGCTCCACCATGCATCTGGTTGTTCGCGCCACTCTCGGCTCTGCTTGGTGCGTCCTTCCAGCATGTTGCGATCCCAGCCAAACACAGCGGCCACAGAATCTTTTAGAGTATTGGCAAAACTTTCACGTCTAAACTCGTGTATGTTCACCAGGTAGTCGGCTATGGTGTCTTTGCCGGATCCGATCAAACCGCAGATTCCTATAATCATAATAGTCCTTTTAAAACATTTTTTCTAATAAACTGCCTTCTAACCCATGCAACTTTTGAATATTGTATACGTCTTGTAGGTTTTTTTCGCCAAGCTCTATAAATCTATTGTAATTAGTTTGTATATCGGCGCGGACTTGTGTTTCGTACTGAGCGATATGATCAAGCCAAAATTCAACATTTTGAATAATAGCGTCAATACGTAATTCAGAATCTGTCTGTATGCCGCAACGGTATGATTGTAAAATTTCATCTTGCCAATTTTGCGGTAAAGTATTTATTTGCAAAAACTCCAAAGATTCTGGCCAGTCCGGTCCTCTAACTGCTCGATAAAACTCATGCCACAGTTGTTTGCTTTTAGAATATTGAAAAAATCCCTGCGACCTATAATGTAGATAGTTAGCGTTGTCAGGATTATCGTAATTCGGGATTAAAAGATAATCTTCAAAAGTTTTAAATCCCATTTCTTGAAGACGTTGTAATGTTTTATGTTCGCCAGCAACAATAAACGGTAAACAATTAACTATAGTTAACCAGGTTTTTTCAGTTATCCACGGTGCTACCCACACACGATCAAAATCTGTTTCACTTATTAAGTTAAACAGTTTATTTTTGTATAGGTAAGGCCCATAAGGAATTCCAGTTGGGGAGAAATACTTATCAGGAAAATTGGTATATTTTTTTACAAATTCAGTAAATTCCTCATGTGTCATTTCATTAATATAAACACTACTTTGATTTATTTCATTCAAATTTTTACAGGCAAACGACCACGTTGTTTGGTCAATAAGTTCCTTGGTTACTAGTTTATATAAAAGTCTGACTCGATTAATCTTGTACGGTTTACCAGTTAAAAATAATAACTTTTTAGAATTACTGTTCCATATTGTTGCAGGAGTAGATTCTTCTTCTACTAGAATTTTATAAAATACTCGCAAAAGAAAAAAATCAAGATAGTATATTGCATCAGTTCTTATTAATTTAATATTTTGATTTTTATACCACGAATTTGCAATCTGTATAATTACTAATCCAGGAATCTGTGCTTTGAGTCGAGCAATAAATTTCTTAAATATTTTTTGACAACTATCTGGGTCAACAGATTCCCAAAGATATGAAATTATTAAAATACGATTATTGCCAAGTTGAGCAATAATTGATTTATGCTCGTTATCTAATATTTTTAGTATTTTAGCAGATTTTGTTTTACTCGACAACATTAAGGAGTCGACCTCATAATATAAAAAATTTGAGCCGTTGCTCATGCCAACACCTTTACATTTAGGTGTCGTAATGTTTTTTGTAATAATTCAATCTGCCGTCTACAATCTTCCAAGGCATGGTGTGTGGTAGCAGGCTTGGGTAGTTCAGGCCATAGTCCAAACACCGTCCTGCTGTCACGCACATTGTAGAACTGCCACGGTATGGGCTTGCCATAACTTTTATAGGCATGTTCTAG